CATCCTTATGCCTCATCGACATGCTCCACATAGCCCCGGCCATCGCACTCCGGGCATTCGCCAAGGCGGCCGATCAGGTAGCCGCTGCCAGATCGATAGTCCGGCACCGCTTCCTCAATCTCGCATGCGCCTTGACCCATACAGCTCTGACACTCTGGCAGCTCTTCCCACAGACCGGGATGGCGCATGACGCGGACATAGCGCGGCGCATCGAACTGGTCCCTATCCACCAGCCGCCTCACAGATTTGCCTGATCAGCTTTGACTTTGCTGTGTCGCGCAGCTTGATGAGCGGGCGCAGATATGCCTCGACATGCGCGATCCGCTTTGCCACCACGACATAGACGCCGGCATCACGCAGCCTTTCATGGATGTCTTTCTGGTTGTCGCTGACCTTGCCGCCTTTCGGGCGCTTCAGCTCGACCATGATCGGGCCTTTCTGTGACAAGTCATGCCACCCGTGATCGCAGACAAACAGCTCCAGATCGGGCCAGCCCCACTTAGTGCCCAGCTTTTTCAGCCGAACTTTGTAGGCGATGTGCCGGGTGCCTTCGTTTGGTGAGTGGTGCCACACAGACCCCATCGGCAGAGCTGCTTCCAGCCACTGCACGACATAGTCCTGTAGCTGATCCTCAGTCATTGAGGCCAATCGGATAGAACGAATTCGGCTGCACCGCGCCATCGCTTAAAGCTATGATCCGCTTCATATAACGGACCCCCGGCACTGACTTACGCGGATGTGACATTGGCAGACACCAACGCTGTGCAACAGTGGCGTGGCTGCATCCTATCAGGCGGGCTAGCTGTGCGTAGCTCCAGCCTTTTGATTTTCTAAATTGATCAAGGGTCATACATGGGGTTTTAGATGACTTGACACGGTATGTCTAGTCAGATACACCATTTACTACCTTAACATTTAATGTCACGGCGGCTAAAATCATGCACATGACCGAAAACAATTTGAGACACATGATCACGCAGTACAAGCGTGACAACCCGTTAGAGACGATCAAGAGCATCGCCGCCAAAAAAGGTGTGACGCCGGAAACTGTGTCACGCCACCAGTCTGACAAGATCGACATGTCCATGCAGGATATTCGCGATTATGCGGATATTCTAGGATGCTCGACCTTTGACATCATGTTCCAAAGCCAGCCCATGCCCATCGTCGGGATCGCTTCGGCAGATACAAATGAATCTTGGATCACTTACACACATGCTCTTACGCCGGAAACAGCAGAGTGTCTTTATCTACATGGAAATCACGATGTCAATTTAAGCGCTTGTAGATACGATATGCCAGACGATTACCAAGGCCCATATAAGATGTTAGATGGAGCCTTTGAAATTTGGGACGCCCGTCCGGCGCTGGAGTATCGCGTTGACAAAAACGCATTGATGAACCTTTGCATCTTGCGGACAGTTGGTGAAGAACTGCATCGCGGCATTCTTTATCCTCAGCCCCACAACAACAAATATTCACTAGTCAAAAATTGGTCAGCAGAGCCAGATGTTATGACAGACTTAGAGCTTGAATGGGCGTCACCAGTTCTAAAATACATCATGCGCCCGGACCTAGAGGGCGCAATGGTAGTCAAGTCTAGTGAGAACGCATACGCACTGGAACGCACGACTTTGATGTATAAGTACATGAACGAGCGTCGTAAGCGAAAAGGCTTACCATTACTTTAAAACACGCATGTGGCGTCAAGGCGCTTGACATATAAAACTACACTAGGATAAAACCGTTCCAGACTTTTGGAGCGGTTTTATGTCTTTTGGTAGTTTCTCAAAGCGTGACTTGGCTGAGCTGTGCCGGCGCCACAACTATTTTCACCACAGCCAGCCCAACAACCCTGACGGGTTTACCTTCTATAATAAATGCGTAGTCCGGGTTCAGCGCCAAACAGCGGTGTCGATTGTTGCTGGCAAGCGTGACGGTGACAAAAAAGCAGCACAGCGGCTGATTGATCTGCATGGCGTATACACCGACACCAAGGGCAAACAGCAATCCGGTGACAAGCCAGTCATGGCTGGCGGCAGAGCTGTCGAAGATTATTGCACAGACATCTTAGCGAACGATGTAAGCCCTGCTGATGCCTACCGCGATGCAGTCAATTATCTGCATGGGTTTCATGGCGGCAGTTGGCGTGACGCTGCGACAGACAAGCGCGAGATCGATCACAAGCTGAACCCCCGTTACACCGCCAAAGGCACCGTTCCAAAAAAAGACGCCGACCACTGTGAGCTGGAGCTGGTGTGCCGCAATGCGCTTGATGGGCTGCGCGAAGCTATGGCCGGCGCCAACAGGATCACAGGCCAAAAGGAATTGACCGGCAAATTCGACGATGTCGAGCTGCGCTATCTTGGGTACGCAGACTATCAGGATGGCGGCGTTGAGCTGAAAACCAAATGGGACCGCCGGGCAGACACCGACAAGCCAACAGCAAACAGCTTGCCCAACGACATCACCTTTGATCACCTGATGCAAGTCGCCGGCTACTGGCACATCACAGAAATCATGCCGACAATCGTTTACGCGAACCGCCTTGGTTACCGCGTCTTCAAACCATCTCTTGAACAGTTACAGGCCGGCGTTGCGGCCATTGTAGAGGCATGCAAGCGCCGTGAACGGCTGCTTGCTGCCGCACCTACCACCGAAGAGCTGCTGCGCCTGTGTGACCCGCAATGGGAACACGCATACCTGTGGAAAGGCATGGCGCCAGAGCTAGTCGATCAAGCACACAAAATCTGGAGAGCCTGATGCTGAAGATTATGACGCGAAAGCGCGCGAATGAAATCGAAACCGAAATTCTGCGGCTTCGCCATCAGCTTGAACAATTGCAGAAAGACGCGCTGGCGCGCGGGGTTTTGCTCAATGAAATCTACCAAATCATAAACAAAATAAAGGAACAGAAATGATGCATGATTTGTTCGCAGTGGAGCCGCCGCACCAAGCGCACAGCCCCACCAGTGCAGCCTCTGCTGCTGAAACCAAGCCTAGATTTGGCAAAAATATGTTGAAGGTTTTGGCTGCGCTTTCTGAGCGCGATGGCCTGACCGATGAAGAAGGCTGCGAGGCCAGCAACATGACAGGCAACAGCTACCGCCCTGCCCGCGTACAGTGCGAAAATCTAGGGCTGATCGTCAAAACAGACGCAACACGCAAAACAAAAGCCGGCCGCAATGCGGCTATCTACATGCTCACGATGCTAGGGAAAATGGAGTGCAGCAAATGACACCACAAACACAGACATTGAACGAAATCCAACTCAACAGCTTGATAGCCATGCCACCAGAGGGCGGCGTTGTTGTCAGGATCACGCCAACACTAGCTCAATATGCGTTGGATTCGACAAACAAGAAAAACAGGCCGATATCGCAAGGCAAAGTCGTCAGTTACAGCCGCGACATGCAATCGAATAATTGGTCGCTGACTGGCGAAACCATAAAATTTGGCGATGACGGCTTACTGAAAGATGGTCAACACCGCCTTGAGGCTTGTGTCCGCGCCAACACTTCATTTGAAACACACGCAGTCTTCGGCATTGACGCTGAAACATTTCAGCATATCGATATCGGCAAGATGCGTGGCGGCGCCGACACACTGGCTATGTTGAATGTTCCAAATTGTAGGAATGCAGCAGCAGTGATCAAACAAGTAATCGCTTATGAATCTGGTTTGACACAAACCAAAAACTACCACATCAGCAATGACTGGCTGAAGCGCAAATATCTGGATGAGATTGACCACGATCTACTGCAAGAATCTATCAGCGTGGCAAAGAAAGTCTACGATGTCACAAAGTGGCCGACAGGCGTGACTGGTGCATTTTTCTATGTAGGTTCTCAGAAGGGCCAGCACAAACAATTGGTCAGTTTCTTCGAAGACTTCTGCAAAGGTATTGGCCACCGGGCGCGGGCGCCGATCCCATATTTGTTGGAACATATCAACAAACTGCGTACAGACCGGACACAAGTATTACGCGCGCATGACTACGGCGTGATGCTCAGCAGAACATATCGCAACTATAAAGCGGGTAAGTCATCGACCAAAGCGGATGTGCTTGTTCATCTTGATGACAAGATGGTGGCATTCTAATGATGCCGGCAGAGATAGCCAAAGCGCTTGTCGCATTCCAAGCCAGCCTGACCGATCTGGTCAAAGACAAGCAGGGCCAGCGTTCAGAATATTCCAGCGTTGGCGCCATGATGACGCTTGTCAAAAAGGCAGCGACAGATCACGGGCTTGGCATCAGCATGCCAGTCTGCTGGGAAGAAGGCCGGGGCTGGCACTTGCGCGCAGCAATTATGCACAGCTCTGGCGAATCGTGGCAGCCGGCAGAATTTGGTTGGCCGCTGATTGTAGACGATATGACAAACCAGCAAAAGATCGGCAGCGCCGTCAGCTATGGCCGGCGCTACCTGTTGCAGTCGATCCTTGGGCTGGCATCTGGCATTCAAGAAACTGACTTTGATGAAGATGATGACGGCGCGATCAATGGCAACCTTAAAGCGCCGCCAAAGGATATCGATTTCGAACAGTGGAAAGACGATGCCCTGATCAGCATTGCAGCCATCGATAGCATTGACGGCTTAGATGCATGGGACAAGCAACATTCGCAAACAATCATCAGCGCCGAAAGCGCCCGGCCTGATGTTTACAATACTGTCGGCGCAGCATTCGTTAAAAAACAGGAGACACTCAATGGCGGGCAAGCCAACATTTAAGAACAATAAGTTTACGTTGGAGTTTGCGCGCGGCGCAGACGGCCAGCCGATGGACCTGAAAGCAAGCTGCTGGATCAATCCAAAAAAGGATGATCGCTATGATGAAAAAAAGAATGCGGCATGCGATCAGATTCGCCAGCTTGTGATCGACAATGATCTGAGCTTCAGATGCACATTCGAACATCGTAAAGGCGAGGACTACAACGATTGGCCGAAGGTCGGTGCGTTCAATCTTTTTGCGAACACAGAATTCAAGCAAGAAGATCAACCGGCAGCCCAACAGCAGCCAGCTCAGCCAGCTCCGGGCGGCTTTGGCAACAGCGGAGGGTTCAACAATGGCTAGACAATGGTCCGATGAACA